ATGGCTCGATTATGGTCTTCGGTGTTCTTTTAAGATGAACCCAACAATTTTCCCATTCGGTCGGTGGGTGTATCTCCCATTCAAGCCGCCGCCGTATAAGAAAAAGTTTGAAACGTTGGACCCTAAGGTTCTGGCCAACATTCGCGCGTTCGACAAGTACGTGGCGATCTTGGTTTTGATTTTGGCCACACTGTACGTCGTGCGGCGGTGATGATGAGTGTCGACGTTCCCTCGCTCGCGAAGCGCATATACGCGGCGCTCGGTCCGGGCTATTCGGAGAGGGTCTACCACAACGCCATGGAGGTGGAATTGCGGAAGAGCGGCGTGCCTTACGAGACCGAAAGACACGTTCCTATCAAATACGAAGGGCACGTCATCGGGACGTTGAGGTCGGACATAATCATTGATCGACGCGTCGTCTTGGAGTTCAAGGCTGTTGCCAAAATCAACGACGCGGCGATCACGCAGGCGCGTATCTACTTGGAGCAACTTGACTTGAACGAGGCGTTCGTTATCAATTTTGCTGGGAAGGAGGAGTGTGAGATTCGCCATGTGTTTCCGTCAGAATCGAGTAGCACATCATAGTGGCGACGAACGGCGCCATCGTCTTGTAAGTCTTCTGGCTTTCTTCTCTGAATCGCTCCGGGTCGGACAGACCCTCACGTAAAATTTCGTTCGCGCGTTCGATGTGCCACGCGGCCTCTTTGATGCAGTAATCTTTCGCGGACATCATCCTGCTTACACGGGCGTCGCGTTTCTTTAAGCCCCGTTCGTTACGTCGTGGGTATGTATTCCCACTGCAGTTCAGTGCAAATGGCTTCCCAGATGCGATCTTGGGCGGTCAGCTTTTCGCGCGATTTGAGGAGAGGAAAAAATCGTAAATACTGGTCTTCACCGAGCAGCTCGCACATTTTGTAGAGCGTGTACGAATACGACAAAAAGTTTTTTCTATTTGCGGGACAAACCTTGTCGAACGGGGCCTGAATCTCGTTGAACATCATCCGAAGACGCTCTTCGAGCTCTATTTTCATCTGGGGTGCGCGAATTCCCGAGAGTGTGTTGGTGATGTGAGGAGTGTGCTCGTAATACCGATTGAGGCGTAGTTTTTTCAGTAGCGCCCGCACTTTCGTGTGCGTGATTTCGCTCGCATTCTCGATGCGCATCTTCTTTAATTCGGCTCGAAGCGACTCGAGCACGTCGTCCGGAATGGTCGTTTGTTCGCTCCCTTGAAACTGGTTGAGCCACTCTGCGAAATGGTTCGAGCGACGATACGAGTAGTTTGTAATTTTTGATGAACTCTCCTGTTCTTCGCGGTATGTGAGTTCCTCACTCAGTAGTGTCGTCACGACGGCACCGCATTCCGAACACACCAATTCGCTCTGTTGCGTGTCGTGCACGAGCGTCGAATCTTCACAGTGTGGGCACTTGTCCACGCGCTTCTCGGTCGGTCGATCGATGTTCGCGCCTTCGACGTCAATCAAGTACTGACGGTATATGTCTTTTCGTGCGAGTCCCTGCGTTTCGACAACACCGAATGCGTTTTCAGTCGTCGTGTTAGTATCGTCGTTTTCGTCAGTATGTGCGCTCATGTACGGCAGACACGAGAGCAAGTACTGAGCCATCTCGGACTCTCGCTCGTTTTTTTCGCGCGCGTCGCTCGAGTTATCTATCTTTTCACTCATCTCCTCGATGCGATTGGAAAAACGGCTTAAAAAATTCCCGACTTCCATATATACACCATGCTACTCTCCCTTTTAACCTCAATTTATGGTGCCTATCTTCGAATCACCACCCCGAGTGATTACGAGATTTTGCGCGAGGAGTTGGAGTACACGATCGATCAGCACGCGAAATATGAGATCGACGACGATTTCTGGAGAAAGGAGTCGCGGTTTTGGGGCGCGATGGACGAGCTCTACGTTAACGTCACGGGTAAGCCATTCCGAAACACCATCGTTCCACAGAACGTGCGCAAACTCATTCTGCGCGTGAGTTATTGGTACAGCGGTCGAAAGTACAAGCTCATCACCAAAAACATGGATTTCAAATGGCCGCCCCGCGCGCCGTCGATGACGTTTACGATGCCCCTCGCGTCGGCGTACCTGTGCGACGCCGACGACAAAGTTCAAAGGGACGTCACCGAGAAAATACGTCGCTACTCGGGACCGAATGGGGACTTTCATGGTGAGCGCGTGCCCATTCGAGACATGCTCTATTACGATGACGATACGCTGAGAGAGTTGTATCCTTACATTAAAATTAAAAACCTGATCGGTCAAACGAAGACGGTATCTACGCGAGACGGATTCACGACTGAGTTGGGATTTTAGTCGCCAAATAAAACGATAGAGAGCCCAGACACGCGACTCTGTAATTCAAAATCATAAACCTGTTCATTTCCTCTTGGCAAATTTGCACTGACGAGCACATTGTCGCCGCCTTTGAGAAAATATTCAAATACTTTAAACTGTATAAGCCCGTGAGTTTCAGATCGATGCTATCCAGGGTTTCGATCGACGTCTCCTGATTCGCAAAATCGCCGTCGTTACACGCAAAGGTAATCTTATTTGCCTCGCGCGTGATTTCAATTTCTGTGCCAATGTTCGACATGTCGCGAATATACTTTTGAAACTCCGCAGCGGAGAGCGTGGTCGTGATGGACGTTTCGATATCCGGTAGGGTGATTCGACTCTCGTTGATGTCTAACAGCTTGAGTTGAAATTTCGTGCACGTTCGTTTACTCTCGTTGCTGATTTCGATATCCATGTGCTCCTTGGACGTGATTCCGATTCGAAGCACGTCCGAATTGGTGATGGATTTCAAAAGCTTGAACATGTTAGCCGTCGAAACGCCAGCGATGATTTCATCCACGGTGCACGAGTATTCCTCGAAATTGTCAGAGCTCAAAGCGAGGTCGACGAGGGACGTTCGCGCGGTATCGAGGGTCGTCATGTAGATGCCATTGGGGCGAAAATAGATGTTAACGTCGTTTAATACGTCCTTCAGACACTCGAAAGTGCTTTTGATCGCACTCGCTTGGATGCTCACGAGGTGTAACATATTTATGTCGAGAATTGTGCGTTATTCTTTAAGTTGTAAATCTGAATACGCGACCTGCTTCACCTCTTGGCTGATCTTCGCTTCGATCTCAGCCGTCATCGCGGGCTGTAGCGACGATCCGTAGGAGTCTATGTCGAAATAGTCACCTCCACCCTCACCGTCGAGCGTGCTCATGGCGCATCCGCCGCCGAGCGATTGGTGTTGCACCTCTTCGTGGGGTAGCAAACTTTGAAGCCACGCGCGAATCTCTTTTCCCAAGAGCATTTTGCCGTCCTTCGTCACCATGGTCGGCACGCGAGTGACGCGCCCAGCGAGTTGTCGTGGGATTCTCGACTTATGAATGTCGTGATAGGCAAACGGGAGCGCTCGCAGCTTTGGGTTGTTTCGAATAAACTCAAGCACCGCGCGACTGTGTTCACACTTTTCAGAATAAATCAGTAGCGACATTATTGATACATTAGGCTTGGATTTCTGTGAAATAATTTTGACGCAACATAGTAGAACTCACGAGTGATGAATAAGAATCTTATGATCATCTTGGCTGTCACAGCCATTGCGGTGGCCCTGCTCCCGCGCAAGGAGCCATACAGGGGCGAGATTTTCGGAAACTCAGGATACTCGCCGCCGAAGACGGTCAAACTGGACGACGACGGCGCCGACCTCGCCGGATACGAAGAGGTCGATGACTGGAAGGTTACGCCCGACCTGATGAATAAAATCATCATGGCGACTAACAGCGAGGTCGGTAAGCGTACCGGTTTGTCCACGTACATCATTCAAACCCACGCGCTGAAAAAATACTCTGGCAAAGGCTCCGGTGAGACCATGTACCAGGCGATGTTCATGGTGGCTGCACAGACTGGATTCTCCTATGGATTCAACGTCGTCTCCGAGCTCACGAGCGCCGGTGGTGACATGTCGGTGACGTCTCTGCGAACGCAGCCGCTGGGCGTGCAGGCGCCGACCAACGTCGCGCCTTACGTGTCCAAGGGCAACGGTCAAGAGTTTGTCGACTATAGATTGGTGCAACAGATGACGCCCACGGAACCGCAGCTTCAAGAGGCCAAGCGAAGCCTCGATGCGCTCGAGAGTGACCTGAATAATGTATCGTAAAAGTAGGTAGTATGCTCGACATTTCCGAGGTGAACCGAATTGAGGCGCGGCGCAAAGCCAACCTCAAGGAGATATATACCAGAATATATGAACAGTTTGAGCGTAAAATACGGGGTGTCATACAAACCGGTCGCGAAAATCAAGTTTTTCTAAGGGTCCCCATCATGGTGATTGGGTATCCGCGCTTCGACCGAGAACGCGCGTCTATTTGGCTCGCGCGACAGCTCACGAACGGCGGATTTCAGGTCCAACGCGTTTCGGAAATAGACATTTACGTCACGTGGGTGAAGAAGAAGAAACCCAAGAAACCTAAGAAACCCCAGAAGGTCGAGGAGAGCGACCCGTCTGATTTTCCCGATCTCATGAATCTCAAAAAGTTGGCCAATCACTATCGTAAAAAGTAGCTTAAAGATATCTCGTGATAGCATATATATACCACGACGCGATGTCCGATAATCTCGCCGTGTTAGTCGAAGCAAAGAAGGAGTATCTCGGTCAATTGGCGAACACCATGTGCGAGCCCATGATCGACGTCTTCCAGGAATTGTACGAGACCGCTGTGCGCGAATCCAAAAATCGTAAACCGCTCGTTATGTTTCAGAAATACCTGAAAGAGGTTCCGAATTGGTCCAATGCGATGTCCAAGAATCACGCCGATAACATTACAGAACGATGTTCGTACTTTAGCGATCTGTTGGCTGCCGTGTTTGTCGCCGTCACGAAAATTCTCAGCAGCGTTCGTCTGAAACAGGATAACCAGAAGATTTCGCTCAAGGTTCCCACCAACGAGATCTTCATTCAAACGGTATACAACAACTGCGCGAAAGACCTATACAAGGACCCGTACATCTATCACGAGGAACAATCCGAGTGGGTTCGCGACGAGAAATTGAAGCGTCGATTCACTGCGTGTATCGAAGAGACTGTGCAGCAGCTCACGCCGGTACAACAGATTCTCTCCACCTATATGTCGTCGGCCGGGACTGAAAAGAACATCGACCTCGACGGCGAGTCACCGATCGAAGACTCAGAAGACCCGGACATTGACGAAGGCGAAGGCGAAGGCGAAGGCGAAGGCGAAGGCGAAGGTGAGAACAAAGAAGAAGGAGAAGGAGAAGGAGAAGAAGGCGGCACAGTCGACGACCTCGCGCAGCCACAGCCGACACCGCCGGCGACGGTGATGCAGCCCGCTCTGAACGAGTTCAAAACCGTTGAGGGTGTGCAGTCGACGGTGCCGGAGCCAATGCCAACAGCACCGCCGATCGCGCAGCCCGCCCCTGCTGCTCAGCAGCCCCCGGGTGTCTTCTTTAACGATGCCGCCGATGCCAGGCCGCCAGTAAAAAATGGTATGTACTAGTAGGACACCGTCATGAGTGAATTATCAGATTACATGCGCGATCCGGTCTCAGCCGCTGCCATCGCGGCGATCATAACGGCTCTCTACATTCATCTCCGCGCGAAGATGAATAACGAGGGGAAAAAAGAACTCTCTGATTTTGCCAAGCCCGCCGCATTGAACGCTATTTTGGTGTTTTTTATCGTGTCTAACGGCGTCGGCATGCGTGAAGAAATTAGTCAAGTGCCCTTTTAATAAAACAAGCTTAAAGCTTTCCCACATTACATGAATACAAACCACACTCTGTGCCACCATGACAAGCGTCTCTGCGTTTAACGATATGATGGGACAGTTTCTCGCCGAGCTCAGCAAGGCTTTCGACGGCGAAAAGGGAATCAAGAAAGCGCTCGTGCAGTTCGACATGCTCAAGAAAGCCAACCCCCGCAAATGTGTCGACGCGTACATGAATGGCATCTCGCCCTTCGCGGGAAAAATCAGCAATCGCGACGAGACCGTGTTCGAAGATCTTTCGACCGCCGATTTCCTCAAGGACCTGTCTATCCAAGCGAACTGGGCGAAAGCGTCGGAAAATACGAAGAACTGCATTTGGCAATATCTCCAGACGCTCTACATGCTCGCCACCACAATCACGGCTATCGATCCCAGTATGCTCTCGCAAATCGAAGAGTTGGCGGCGGGCGCGGCTTCAAAAATGGAGGCTGACGGCGACGTCAACCAGGAGGCGCTCATGAAAACCATGAGTAACATGCTCGGTGGACTCATGAAGAACAACTAAAATAAATCTTTGCAATAAGTATAATGACCGAAGTTTGGTTTGATCAACCCGTCGAACTCATTCGCACGGACAGGGTCGCGCAATTTTGGCCGACCAACAGCCAGAGCGTAGAGGATCGCGTCAACGCCGCTTCGCGCTTCGTCGTGTACGCCACGTGTCTGCTTTACCTGATTCGTCGCGATGTTAGACTTTTCGTTTTAGGCGCCACGGCGCTCGGTGTGCTTTATTTCATGTACCGCAACGATCTCGTTAAAAATGGTATGGGTCGCTCCACGAGAGGTGGTAACGATAGCGCGACGTGCACGATGCCGACTCGCGAAAACCCGATGGGTAACGCGATGTTACACCACTACGTCGACCACCCGAACAAACCGCCCGCGTGCTGGAGCCCGTCGGTTGATTCTTACAGAAGACATTACTTGGATAACACGTTTAAATACGATAGCGGCCGCTCGCGCAGCCCGTTGCCCGAGTACCAGCGAAATCACGCCGCGCGCCAGTTTGTGAGTGCGCCGGTGAGTTCCCTTCCGGGTGGCGAACAGACGGAGTTTGCCGAGTGGTTGTATGGTCCGAAGCACGGGTCCCTATGCAGAAATA